CAACTTCTTCTGCCTGCTTATCTTCAGGTGGTTCCACAACAGCATTATCCGGTTCAGGGATTTCAGTCCCTGCCGGATAATACTGTCCATTCACTTTTACAGTATGATCAAATTTCATAACACAAGCCTCCTAATATGCTTTAATGGCATATGTATCATCCATACGCTCAAAAGTGGGAAGAACAATCTCGGATACGATACACTGAGTCACAATGGGGTGGGGTGTGGTGTATGTGTATACTGCCACTCCAGTATTAACAATAGACAGATTTCCGATACTTGCGTCACCGCTTCTTTCCTCTGGTGTCTTACCGTATTTAGTGCTGCCCAGAGCAGTCTTCCCAGGGAGGAGCGCCACCATGCCATCAGGTATAAAGGTTTTCTCTGCGCCGGAATCATCAATGAAGAGTTTATCATAAACCAAGATCTCCAATTTCAGGCTTTCACTTTCGCGAATAAACTTCTTCACATCGGATTCCTCGATAAATACCGGGGATGTAACAGCTTTGGCAACAATATATTCCCTGGCTTTCTTACTCTTTACAATCTTCTGCCAAGTATTATCATTCATTACTGCCAGGGTTACTACTTTACCCCTTTTCTTCATGGCTTTTTTGGCGGCTCTTAAATCTTCAAACGGATCACAGTTATCTGCATCGTCCCACTTATCAGTGCCTGTCAGCTCCAGGAAGTTTTTGGATTTGTAAGAGCCATCCACGTCATAATTATAGTCATAGTTCACCCCATTGGCGGAAATCGCGATCTTTGGAGAGCCATCTACCGGACAAAGCAACTGCCAGATCATTCTTTCCGGAACGACATCGGCTCCCTGGACTAAATCCATCGGACCAAGTGCGATCTGCCTTAACAGTTCCTGTGCGATAGCCGGATCTGCTGCATTCATCATATTTTCATAATCCTGGGCATCCTTTTCCTTTACCAAATAGGACTCACGGAAGAAAGGCATTTCAGTTTCCATTTCTTTGAATCCGATTCTATCCCTTACTGTAGCCAGCGCATCAAAATTGGATGGAGTCAGGGATACCGGCAGCCCCTTAGAGCCTTTGAACCATTTCAGATCCATAGTAGGCGACTTGGATGCGGGAAAGAAACCACTTCCCAGATACGGTGCGATACCCATAGTCTGTTTATATGCGTCCCAAAGAACACCGATTGCTCTTGCTGTAAATGCTTCTTTTAATGGTAATGCCATATTTTTATACCTCCTCTAATCAGTCAAAAAAATGTCACACGTGGCAGGACCGCTTTTGCTTCCTCGGCAACGGTAATCCCATTTTTTGTAAGTTTCTTGGTGTCAATGGATCCCTCGAACACCCTGGTTCCCGGTGCCTCCCCATAGGTGACATCAACATCGTGGAGTAAAATGCCCTTGCAAGTTTCATTATTTGCCGGATGCGGCGTACCTGCTTTTACAATTTTCTTTCCATTGGTATCTGCTACCACCCCAGAATCAGATACCATGCATGCCTCCCCCTTGAAATCATTGAACTTTAAGATTTCAATAGGCTGTCCATACTCTTTCTGTGTAAATCTCATTTCTCTTCCTCCTTAATAATTATCAAAAACTGATTTTGATGTTGCGCTGGCAGTGGAAAACGTACCTGCCACTTCTTCAGCAAATTTTACATCTTCTGTTTTTTCCTCTCCGCCACCAGAACCACCAGCTGGATTTGGGGTTCTATCCATCAATTCCTCTTTTGTCTTCTGGATAGCAGACTCTTTCTGCTTAGTCACCATGGTAGCCAGACCAGTAGCCATGGACTTTGTTTTTTCAGCATCGTCAGAAATAATACCATCAATCAGGTCTTTGTAGTCATCTTCCGTCAATCCGGCTGCTACAAGAATTTTCTCAGCATCCAGCCGGTTAGATTTCTTTGCGAACTCAACCTTTGCTGCTTCCGCATCCGCCAGAGCTCTTGCTGCTTTTTCAGCATCCGTTAATCCGGCGTCCTGAAGTTTTGTATACTCTGCCTCAATCCCCTGAAGTCGTTTCAGCTCTTTAGGGTCAACGTTATTCTTCTTTGCCTGTGTTACATCAGCTCCATTGATATTCAGAATCGCTGTAATCTGCTCTTCTGTAGCATCAGGAAACTGTTCTTTTACTTGCTCTCTGGTCATTTTTACTTCTCCTTTTATTTCAGAACATACACTTTTTTAACACGGTGCGCTCCGCATAGTTCCTGCCCTCTTACGCTTAGGCTGGCAAATTTTAAGGACAACATCAGTGAAATACCATACCGCTACTTGTTGTCCTGTCTTTTAATTCCGTGTGTTGCATTGGCGGTCTATAAGTGTGCTGCTTCGCATTTGTATCAAACCTATTAATACCACCACACTTATAACATTTTATCCGGCCTTTACCCTGAAATTCACCCAATATCAGGCCGCAACCCTTTCCCTTACATCTAACCATAGCCAAATCACTCACCACCTTCCGGTGGGCTCTTTGATTGTGTCTGCGCCAACGCTGCCGCCTGTGCAGACTTCCTTTCCTCTTCGGCTTGCATCTCTTGGGCGGTCTTATAAAGAGCATCCAGATAAGGCTTTGACTGGACATAAACCTTTTCCGGGTCTCCCCAGAGGTCGCAGGTCTTAATGGCAATCTTGGGATGGATACCTTTTTCAAGAAGATAAATCAGGGCCTGCGCTTTCACCAGCATATTATCAGTCTTATTTCTGGTAATCTTCACATCAATATCGCTGATTTTCAGATGCGGGCTGATAAGCTGCTTTGTCCTAAGGATTGTCAGCACATTTTTCAGAGCCTCCTTCTCAGACTTGATAATCACTGGCTCGTCAATCTTTGCCCTCTGCTCCGCAAAATCCCATCCATTCCGAAGATACACGGCCTGCCCTGTATCGCCACCTGTATTCTGCTCCCGATTTGGCATACCCTCAATGATAAGCATGTTTTTATACAAATCATCCTTCGCAACTTGGGTCTGCTCCTGATTCAGTTCATTGGATATTACATCCACATCGGCCTGTACGCCCTGCTGCCCCTTAATTTTTATGGCTCCAAGCTGGCACATTTTCAAAAAATCATCTTCATCAATCTCGCAGTTGACGAATTTCATGAAAGCCTGAACAAACTGCTCAATTCCATCCATGCGGTTTGACTGGACTTTATTTAGCGCATCCAACATTGTGATTACTATTTCAATGTCGGAAAGGCGGCGAACGTTGTTCGGGAATTCCACCAGCATAATACGGCCATAACCATTTGGTGCGGATATCTCTGGAATTATCTTTCCATTCTTGATGCAATACACCTGCTTGGGTGTGGTACAAAAATATACGTTTTCATTGTCCTCATTTTTCATTTGTGATACTGACATCAAAGGTCTAGTACCAAAATCTGAGGAGTATACCACGAAATTGTATCTCGGGTCCGGAACATCAATCCCTATAGGGCACTCTCCAAGGCTTACATCCGCCGTAGTATTACTCCAGTTGTACCGATAAGCTATTCCTACATTACTCTGCCATTCCCCGATCTGGATATCATAGAAGGATTTGTCTATTGATGCCATCATTTTATTGAGACTATCAATTTCCTGCGTTTTTGCCTCGTCCTTGTCGACACTCACATACTGGATTGGCTCCCCGAAACTCTGAGCCATCATAAAGCGTACAATTTCCAGAGCATGATTTTCCACCACATTGTTCTTGATTTCTGGGCGTACCTGCTTTTCTCGATAAAGTATAGGCTGATTACCATTCATGTAATGGTAAAGGTAGTCAATTTCCCGGCGGTTCTGCCAGTGAATAGACAGTGCCTTGCCTAACTCCTGAACTACATTTCCGCTATTAATTTCCTTCACACGAGACTTAATTACCTTTCGGCCAAACACCCCATTGCAGACATCTACAAAGGATTCTCTATTTTTATGATATATCACACTGATCTCACCGCCTTTCCGCACAAAAATAGCACCGGAGTGGTTTCCCGGTGCCTTACATACTTTTCACTGATATCATAATAGCATTTCATGAATGAGAATTGTGAGAATCTTCGCAGGATTTGAGGTATTCGTCAATTTTCTGAGAAATCCTTGTTCTGTGATACCCAATGGCGCTTCCAATTTGCTCATATGTTTTCCGTTCATTGTAATACATCTCAAACATGGTTTTCAGCTCCAAATCTGGAATTTCTGCAATAAATAAATCTATATCAAGCTTCATATCCTCATACAAATTCTTATTGTATTCCAACTGCACAATTAACTGAGAAATCGTATTTTTTCTCTCTTCATCAGATTTCACATGAGGAGCGGACACAGTAAAATGGCGCTCTATAAACGGAAATGCCTTTGCAGAGCCTTTGACAACCCCATGTTCTGATACTACTGGATGTGTCTCATAATATTTTAATTTTCTCTCTGTGGATTTAATTTGCTGCTCTAAATACCTGTACTGCGCCAGATATTCTCTGGTTATAACCATGATTTATCCCTCCTACCGCTAAATCAACACGGCCTCTGCATAGGTTCTGCTTTTGCCTTATATCCACCACTTTCCCTTACCGCCAACATAGCCACCATATCTGGAGCGTCATCATGCGGATTGCGTACTAATTGGCTATATGCACACAGCCAGCTCATGAACTGCCCATAGTCTGATTTTACCTCATATCCGTCTAGATTCTCTGGGGTTTTGGGTGCCCGGAAGATAACATGCTCAATAACCCAGGGGCTGTTGACGATAATCCTTGTCTCCTTATTTGTGGTGGTATATTTTTTCTCTATGCTGCAACGCCCACCACGTTCCTTAACCTTTGCCTGGATAGTGTCACCAGTCCGCACGCCTTCCTTGTTGGACTCAATCTGGCATATCTGGGTATTATTCCGCACAAGACAATCTGCATTCAAATCATCTAACTGATATGGGTCTATATTCTGGAACACACAATCATGCAGGTAATAATCCTGTCCGTATTGATAGAATACACCTAGGGCATTGTAATCACTTCCTGTTCCTTTCGGGTCCAAAATAGCAAGAATGGCGTCAGGTTCCTTATCAGGTAATATCCCAAAGTACCGCCGGAGCTTATCAGGTTCATAAAGAATTCCTTCGCGCTCTACAGGTTCATTCTTGTACAGACATTTATATGTAATATCATCAAGAGAACGCTCAATATCTTCAAAATAGGCTTCATCAAATCCAACACCATATTTGAAATTCCAGTTACTCTTTCCAGTTGCCGGGTCAATATCGGGAACCGAGATGAATTTACACCGATCATTTCCCCGGTATATATTCTGAATCCGACCGATTACGTCCCAAACGGACCACCGGGTAGCAATGTGGAGTTCCTTACACTTTTTTCCTTTCTTTCCCTGCTTCTTACGGGTTTTCAGGTCAGTGCTGTATTTCGTCCAGAGTTTATCAAGACGAATCTTTGAAAGAGCCTCTTCAATTCCAGAGCACAAGTCATCGCAGTAAAGCAATCCTTCCGCGCGGGTAACACCTGTTTG